CACGGTTGGAGCGCCATCATTGGCTTTTGCCGCTGAAGCTACAACAGGTATCTACCGAGCCGCTTCTGGTGAATTTAACCTTGCCATTCTTGGTGTGAATTTGTTTACTTTGAGCGCAACAGGATTGGCGATTGCTGGCACAGGAAACTTCACGGGCGGTATTTTTGGCGGTACATACTGATGACCAAAAAGGTTCTTTCGATTGATACACAGCCCGGTATCCAGCGGGATGGCACTGTGTTCGACTTAAACTTCTACACTGATGGGCGTTGGGTTCGTTTTCAACGTGGTCGTCCTCGTAAGATTGCAGGCTACCGCTCCATTACAAATCAAGCCAAGGGATACTCCCGTGGCATCTACGTCAACTCGGTCAACGGCAACAACCAAGTCTTCAACGGTTACAACAATGGCCTTCAAGTTGTCAACATCAACAACGACGGCATTGGCTCTGGCATCAGTGACTTTACCTTCAGCGGTGGCATCCTAACCACAGGAACCCTTGTTGGCGGCTCTTTGTACACCAATGGCACATATACCCTAGTAACGCTTACAGGCGGTACGGGTAGCGGTGCGAAGGCCACTATCGTGGTTTCTGGCGGCGCAGTGACATCGGTGACCATCACTACTAAGGGCAACTTCTACATTGTCGGGGACACCCTCAGTGCTACAGCCGCCTCTATTGGCGGAACGGGCTCTGGATTCTCTGTAAAAGTTGCAACGCTAAACGGCGTGTTTACTTCAAGCGACCTAAACTTGTGGCAGTTTGATTCAATGTTTGATGCCCAAGGCTCTGGTGGGCAGTTACTGATTGGGCATCCCGGCCAGAACCTCGCGCAGATCGACTCTACCGTAAACACCCCTGTGTTTGGCGGCCCTATCAGCGGCACAACCATGGCTCCCCTGACTGACACCACGGGGACAACCCCAACGGGTGACGTCATCTCCGTGTCTGGTGGCGTAGTTGTTCTTCACCCCTACGTCTTTGTGTATGGCGAGAACGGCCTGATTAAAAACTGCGTGGCAGGCAATCCCTACGATTGGAACGGCCCAGACTCTAACGAGACCAACTTAGCCTCCACAAAGATCGTCAAAGGTCTTCCTGTGCGCGGTGGTTCTAACTCGCCCTCTGGCCTTTTCTGGGCCTTGGACTCGCTGATTCGCGTGAGCTACACACCTACCACGGTGACCACTGGCGCAACATCCAGCACGTTTTATTGGCGGTATGACATTATTTCCAGCCAGTCTTCGATCCTGTCGAGCCAATCGGTAATTGAGTATGACGGCATCTTCTACTGGTGCGGGGTTGATCGCTTTCTGATGTACAACGGTGTGGTTAAGGAAATCCCTAATACGTTCAACCAAAACTACTTTTTTGACAATTTGAACTATGCCCAGCGTCAGAAGGTCTGGGCGCAGAAGGTTCCTCGCTTTGGTGAAATCTGGTGGTTTTTCCCCTCGGGTGACAGCCTTGAGTGCAATGACTGCGTGATCTACAACATCCGCGAGAACTGTTGGTATGACGGTGGACAGGCTCCCGGGGCTAGTCGCACTGCTGGGTACTTCTCTCAAGTGTTCCGTTTTCCCATCAATGCTGGCTCTGAATTAAGCACAACCGATCTTGTGTTCTCAGCAAGCATTACAACCAACAGCACCAATGTCATTCAAGTTCCAATCAACAACCAGATTGCCCTTGGTCAGCAAGTCATTGCTACGGGCATCCCTAGCAACTCAACTATTTCGGCAATTGCTCCGAGCGCCACGGTGGGATACTTTAGCGTCACCTTAACCAATGCCGCTACGGCCTCTGCAACGGTCACAGCGACCTTTAATACGACTGCGGGTAGGATTACCCTATGGCAACACGAAATCGGCACTGACGAGGTTGTAGGCACTTTGTCGGACGCAATTGAAAGCTACTTTGAAACTAGCGACTTGGGTTTTGTAGCTGGTGGCCCTGCGCAACCCTCTCCTGCTGGAGACAACTTCTGGGTGAACATTGAGCGAGTAGAGCCCGACTTTATCCAAGAGGGCGAGATGACCTTCCAAGTTAATGGCAGGCCATACGCTCAATCGCAAGATGTTCTTTCAGACCCATATTTGTTTGATTCAGATACAGGTAAGATTGATATGCGCCAACAACGCAGGGAGATTCGTTTGCGCTTCAAAAGCAACGTGCAAGGCGGAAACTACCAATTAGGCAGAGTCCTGTTGAGCGTGTCCTTTGGCGATTCGAGACCTTACTGATGCTTGCCGTCGTCTACGACCCTCGCTACCACACGTTCGATTCGTGGGCATCACTTATGTGCGAAGCCTATGCGGGTCAGCAGTTGTCCATTCCAAACGAAAGCACAGACTGGCAAGAGTGGGCCGCAGGCTTGAAGGCAATTGATGTTTTTATGAACGAGGGAATCCCCGGCCCCTACAACTTTAACAAGTGGCAGGACTGGGCTCAAGCCTTAGTCGGCGCTGTGAACCAACCAACGGTCGAATAACATGGCAGATACCCCAACCCAAGCTGAAGTTGACCAATACATTGAAGACACCTACGGCCATCAAAAAGTTAAGATGAAGCAGGCCGATGTAGATAAGGTCAAACAACAGATTCTGTCTCAAGGTTTAACTTCTAAATGGAAGGGTCAAGGTTTTGGCTCGGCTGAAGCTAATGCTTTGGACATGGCTAAGAGCTTGGTTGCCTCTGGAGTCACTGACATTAAACAACTTGGGCAGGGGACGTATTACGCCCCACAGGCCGTAACCGAGCGGCTGGTAAATGCAAGTGGTCAGCTAGTTCAACAAAACGGTGGTAAGTATTATTTTTCTACGCCAGAAACGTATGGCGACGGAATGTCAGGAGATTTCCTTACAGAAGTTGATCCCAAAGAAGTTACTAAACAATTTGGTCTTACTACAACAGAATCAAATGGCGATTATGGTAGTTATGATGTGTTTACACCGCTTACGGCTGACCAGCAAAAGCAGATAAAGACAGATGCTACTGGGCAGAGGACTGTTCCTGTTGCACAAGGTCAAGGCATCATCAACAAAGACACTGGGGAGCGCATCCTTAGTAACTACAACGAGCGCACTCAAGGAAATGCGTTTGGCGGAACTTACGCTGGAAAAGGCAACACTGCCTACCGCGTGCAGTTTGATGCCAAGGGCAACCCAATCTTTTACACGACAGAGGCATCTAGCAACGACCTTGCAAAACTTCTTAGCGACCCCGTCCTCGGCGCGGTGGCAAACATTGCGGCAACCTATTTTGGTGGCCCATTAGGTGCGTCGGCGCTTCAACTTGCCCAAGGCCACGACATTGGTGACGCCATCAAAGCTGGCGTTTTATCTTATGGCGCAGGAGAACTTGGCAACTATGTAACAGGCCAAGTTGGTAGCGCCTTAAGTGATGTTGGTGGAATCATGGACAACATCGACGTTGGCGGAGGCTTTAATCCAAGTGGTGGATTGTCCTCGTTGACCCCAGATGCTTTGTCAGGCATTGCCGCAAAAACGGCTGGAAATGTTGCCAAATCGGTTGTTCAAAGCGGTGGCAAGATAAACCCCAATAGCCTTATTACAAGCGCACTAAGCGGTGCTGGCAACGTAGAGATAGGTGATACAGGATTTAATGTTGGCGACGCACTAAAAGGCGTACAAACTGCGCAGGCATTGTCCAGTGGAAACCCATTAGCTTTGGCTTCGGTTGCGTCACAATATTTGCCATCAGGGAAAATTAGTACAGGGCCAAACGCAAGGGATGTTGAGCCCGACTCGTTCCCAACCATTTCTAGTGACAAGTTCCCAACCCCCTTTACGGTTGATCAATCTCCCCTTGCTGTGGCTTCCCAGTCAGACCAAGAAACGCCTTTTGGCGGTTTAAATGCCGTCAACCAGCAAATCAACGACGCCTCTGATACCGCACAAAACACAATCAACGACATCAAGCCAAACATCCAAAAGATCATTGGCGGCATTGGAATGGCAAGGAACCTGCAATCGGCGGCTCAAAATGGCCCACTTGGCATGGCTTCTGCATTTACCAACATAGCCAAGAACGCCTCTAGCGCAGAACCCTCAAGTAGAGATAAACTACCCCCAGCGCGGGTTGATGTGCGAACCCTGTTCCCAGTAGGCAGTAACAAGCCGCCTGCTTACGTTCCACCATCGAAATTGACGCCCATCACAAGCATCGCTGGCTTGTCCAAATTACTAAGTCACACGGGATAAACCATGGCAATTTTGAACAAACGAATCTCTAGCGCAACATTGCCACAGTTGCAAAAAGACGCCCGTCTAGGAAGCATCATCCGTGACGTAGACTCAGCGCCTGCGACCAAGAGTGAAATGTACCGCGCAATCAATCCGTCGATGTCCACCAACGAGACCCCCTCGCCTGCATATGTGTCTCAGTTGACCAGTGCTTTGCGCGAGATGCAGAGTAGTCCACAGAGCATGACTTCTCGGATTGCTCCTACGCAATCAAACAATGTCAGCCTGATGTCCTCACAGATGCCTGACATGTCGAACGCGCCCAACATCTCCAAAGGGCCGATCACTTCGATTACTTCGTCTGGTGACTCTGAGCGTCAAAAGATTGGAACCACCACCTCAACTTCTGGTGGCCTGCCAGCCGCCTTAATTAACGCCCTTGCAGGCGCAGTCATGGGTGCAGGTGCAAGTAAGTTGATTAACAGAACAACGACGCCACCTACTGGTGGCACAAAGGATAAAACGCCACCGAATAAACCGCCAGTGACGTCTACGGTGTCAACGCTTCCTGCGTGGGCAAAAGGCAACCCCACCATTACAGCCAATAAAGATGGGACTTATACCCAGAAAAACGATGACGGTTCTAAATTGATTTTGGATAAAGATGGCAACATTGTTAAGACCTTTGCTGATAACGGTGATGAATATATTAACGGTGAATATCGCCACGACAATGGCGACGGCACTTACACATTTACAGCCAAAGATGGCACTGTAAGGATTACGGATGAACAGGGCAGTGAAATTACGCCACCAGAAGATAAAAAACCGTCAGAAATTGAAGATCCCGGCAATTCAAATGAATATCCAGTTAATAATTTTCCAGTTAATGATGGGTCAGATTTTTTTCCAGTCTACGATGAGCCAGCAGGAAAACGTGGCGGTCTTGCTGTAATGATGAAAGACGGTGGTGTTCCTCATTTTGCTGATGCTGGCCCTGTATGGGCGCAAGGCAACCCAAACATCAAAGACAATGGCAATGGTACTTATACCCAAACACATGAAGATGGGTCTACAATTTTGTTAGACAAAGACGGGGCTCCTCTTAGTTCAACAGATAAGACGCCAGACCCAACAATCGACCCTGTTCAGTCAATTCTTGACTTGCTTAAAACAACAGGCGGCGCGGCAGGTGCTGGCGGTATATTGGCGGCTTTGCTTGGTAGCACTGGCGGCACTACGAACACCCAGAACACTGGCATTGATATGTCCACCTATGGACTGCTCAAGCCCCGTACAACCAACTTTGGTATGGGGCCAGCCAAGTATGTCTCGCAACGAGACTACAGCCCACAAAGCACCTACAAGCGTAATGATGAGTTGCTTCACAACTTGAATGCGCCAGCATCCAATCCAGTCAATGAGGGCGACTACACGCCTAATTATGTGACAAATCGCCCAAACACCAACCAGAATTGGGCTGGCAGTACTGACATCAACGCAATCAATGC